ACAAGCTGCACGGGCACCCAGAGTTGCAGATGTTATCGGGTCTGATGGCTACGACAAAAGTCCCGAAACAATAAAGCGAGCCATTGAAGTGCTTAAGGACATGGTTAAAACAGGTCAATTGAGTTACGCGGAAGCTGTGAAGATGGCGAAGAAATATCGAAAAGAGGGAGTTGCCAAATATGATGACGTTGGAACCGGCATGGTTGGTCGGCCGGATGTTGATTAGCCTAGGCCCAAAACTAAGATAAACCTTCAGCCAAAGTAGCCTTGACACAGGGATAATAAGAAAATTGAATGGCAAGTTACAAATTAAACAAATCCGAGATCAAAAAAGAAATTCTTAATTGCGGGAAAGATCCGATTTATTTTATTAACAACTATGCCAAAATCACCCACCCAGTTAAAGGCCTGATTCCTTTCAAAACCTTTCCATTTCAAGCGGAGCTTTTAAAAGACTTTAATAGGCATCGCTTTAATGTTATATTAAAAGCTCGACAACTTGGTATTTCAACAATTTCCGCAGCTTACATTTCTTGGCTTATGCTCTTTCACAGAGAAAAGAATGTTCTTGTTATTGCAACTCAATTTAAAACAGCCACAAACTTGGTTAAAAAAGTTAAATCTATTATGAAAAACTTACCAGAGTGGCTGAAGTTGGCAAAAATTAAAATTGACAACAGAGCCTCTTTTGAACTTTCAAATGGCTCACAAATCAAAGCAACATCGACATCTTCAGATGCAGGACGTTCAGAGGCTTTGTCGCTTTTGGTTGTGGATGAGGCTGCTCACATTGATAACATGACAGAGCTTTGGGCTGGTCTGTATCCTACAATTTCAACTGGTGGGCGTGTGATTGCTTTGTCGACGCCAAAAGGTGTTGGTAATTGGTTTCATAAAGTTTGCACTGAAGCTGATCAAGGGCGCAATGATTTCTTTTTAACAAATCTTCCATGGGACGTGCACCCTGAGAGGGATGAAACGTGGTTTGAAAAAGAAACAAGAAACATGTCCAAAAGAGAGATTGCTCAGGAATTAATGTGCAATTTCAACGCTTCTGGTGAAACTGTAATCCATCCAGATGACATTGAAAGAATAACGGGGGATGTAGCAGATCCAAAGTATCGTGCCGGCTTTGATAGAAATTATTGGATTTGGGAAGAATACGAACCAAGCTGTTCTTATTTGTTGACAGCTGACGTGGCCCGTGGAGATGGAAAAGATTATTCTGTTTTTCACGTTGTTAAGTTGGATACAATGGAAGTTGTGGCGGAATATCAAGGTAAGCCATCTCCAGATGTGTATGCTCCCTTTTTGGCTTCTGTTGGCGCCGAGTATGGTAACTGCATGCTTATAGTTGAAAACAACAGTGTTGGATACGGAGTATTGGATAAATTAATTGACTTGGAATATCCTAATTTATATTATTCAATCAAGTCAACACATGAGTATATTGACCCTCTGTCGGCTATGTCAAATTCAAATTCAGTTCCCGGTTTTACCACGTCCATGAAAACCAGACCTCTTATTGTAGCAAAAATGGAAGAATTCATAAGAAATAAACTAATTACAATTAATTCTAAACGTTTGTTGCAAGAATTTAAAACGTTTGTGTGGAACAATGGTCGACCAGAAGCTATGAGAAGCTGTAATGATGATTTGGTTATGGCTTTGGCGATAGGATGTTGGGTAAGAGATACAGCTTTAGTTAAAAACAAGAAAGAAAGAGTGTATAATGAAGTTATGTTAAGCTCAATGAAAGTTGCCAACACCAAACTAAATACAAACATCCGTGGTATGGAAGGCTACAATAACAAAGAAGATTTCATGCAAAAAATGGTTGAACATAAAAAACAAAAAGAAGAATTTCTTTGGATTTATAAGGGATAAATTATGGCTGAAAAGAACGATAAAAACCCTAGGAATTCTAGCTCAAAGCTTTATAAAAGATTGACTAGGCTTTTGTCTGGACCTCTTGTCATATATAGAAGTCAAGATTACAGAAAACAAAAGCTCCATCAGATGGATAAATATTCAAAAACATTTAAATCTGCTAGCGGACAGCAATTTAAAAAATCTAGTTATGATCCATTTCAAAACGTAAAGATCAATTACATTTCAAATCAAGGGCGCTCCGAAAGGTATGCAGACTTTGATCAAATGGAATACACTCCTGAAATAGCTAGTGCTTTGGACATTTATGCAGACGAAATGACAACTCATACTTTAATTGGTACTATGTTGGACATTCAATGTAGAAACGAAGAAATTAAAACAATTTTAAGAAATCTTTATTCTAACATAATGAATGTTGATTTTAATCTTTTTGGCTGGTGTCGTTCCATGTGTAAATATGGTGACTTCTTTTTGTATGTCGACATCGATGATGCTTTGGGTGTTACAAACGTCATTGGCTTGCCTTCCATGGAAATTGAAAGATTGGAAGGAGAAGACGAGTCAAATCCAAATTACATTCAGTTTCAGTGGAACACTGGAGGAATGACCTTTGAAAATTGGCAGGTCGCACACTTCAGGATTTTAGGCAACGACAAACATACCCCTTATGGTACATCTGTATTAGAACCAGCGAGAAGGATTTGGAGACAATTAATTCTCTTGGAAGATGCTATGATGGCTTATAGAATTGTAAGATCTCCAGAAAGAAGAATTTTTAAAATTGAAGTTGGAGGTATTGACCCCGGTGAGATTGAACAATACATGCAAAAAGTTCAAACTCAAATGAAAAGAAATTCTATTGTCGACGCTGATACCGGAAGAGTTGATTTGAGATACAATCCCCTAAGTGTCGAGGAAGACTATTTTGTTCCTGTTAGGAATGGAGTTGGATCCGACATTAGTTCCTTGCCCGGTGGTACTTACACCGGTGACATTGACGATGTTAAATATCTTAGAGATAAATTATTTTCTGCTTTAAAAGTTCCTCAGTCATACCTTTCCAGAGGTGAAGGTTCTGAAGAGGATAAAACGACTTTAGCTCAAAAAGATATTAGATTTGCTAGAACAATCCAAAGACTCCAAAGATCTGTAATCACCGAATTGGAAAAGATTGGAATTATCCACCTATACACATTAGGATTCCGTGGCGATGATCTAATCAATTTTAAATTAACTTTGAACAATCCATCAAAGATTTCAGAGTTACAAGAACTCGAACATTGGAGAACAAAGTTCGATGTTGCATCTGCCGCCACTGAAGGATATTTCAGCAAGAGATGGGTTGCAACAAACTTGTTTGGAATGAGCGAGGCAGAATATCTAAGAAATATAAGAGAAATGTTCTATGATAGAGAAATAGCTTCCGCGTTAGAAATGCAGGGCCAACAAGCTGCTGCTTCTCCCGGCGGAATGATGGGTGGCGTAGATTTAGGAGGTGATTCTCCCGGCGCCGAAGCTCCAATCGAAGATCTGGGCGCAGAAGCTCCTCCGGAAGAGGCCGGCCCCCCAGCAGGAGCACCAGAAGAGTTAGCGGCAGAGGCTCCTGAAGAGGGAACTCCCGCTGGACCGGGGGAAGCTCCGGAGGGTCTTTTAGCCGCTCCGCCAGCAAAACGTGATGTTCCAAAGTACGAAGACAAAGACGGAAAAACCATTACAGCTCTTTCAAAAGGAAAATGGTATACTCCTGTTACACATGATAAGCGAACTTCTTCTGCACCTCGAAAGAAAAGTTTTGAAAAACAATACGCAAAATCTTATGGAAAAGCAACAAGAAGAAATATTTATCCCGGCTTTTCTGACATTTTAAAGCAAGGCAAGGCTATTTATGAGGGCATGGAAAAAAATTATAAAAATGAAGAAGACAACATTTTGAATTTAAATAGTGAAATTAAAAAGTTTGCGGAAGAGTTGGAGAAGACTAAAAATGAAAAAAGTTCGTCATAAGCACAATAAAAAGAGAAACACGGCTTTTGTCTACGAGGCTCTTATAAAAGAGCTTACAGAAAGTGTCGTACAAAAAGATCAAAATAGAAAAAAAGAAATTGTGTCTATTATTAAAGAGCATTTTAAAAAGGGCACTTTCTTAAGAAAGGAATTAGATCTTTATAAAAGCTTGTATGAAACAAAGAATGTAGATGTTTATACTGCGGAAAGAATCTTAGAGGCGGCAAAGAAAGAATACGATCAAAAGATTGATAAAGAAAAGTTGTTTGTTGAACAGACAAATTTAATTAAAAGAGTTTCAAAAGATTTGTCAAGTAAGGTATTTTCAAACTTTGTTTCAAACTATAAATTTATTGCTACAATCTCTCAAGTTTTTAAAGACATTCCAACTACTGATAAGGTTTTATTAGAATCTGTTGTTGTTAAAAAGATGGCAACTTTGGAAGTAAAAAGTGAAGAGGATGAATTTAAACCAATTAGTTCACTGGCTTTGAAAACATTCGTCAAAAATTTTAATGATTCTTATTCTGGGGTTTTGTCGGAAGATCAGAAAAAACTAATTCAAAAGTATATTGTTTCTTATGGGGATGATGGTCTGGAATTTAAACTTTATTTAAATCAGCAATTAGGAGCTTTAAGAGAACAGGTCGATAACATGGCTAATTCTAGTGAAGTCGCAGAGGAACAAGAAATAAAAGAAAAGTTTGATTCTGTTTTAAAAATGATGGAAAATTTTAAACAATCAGACATTAATAAAGAATTGCTGACAAAAGTTCTTAAAATACAAAACTTAGTAAAAGAGAACCAAGAAAATGTCAATTAAAGTTGATTTAAAAGCCAAAAAGTTGGGCGGGATTGACATAACTCTCAAAAGAGAGAAGCATCCAAGTGTCACAGTTAGTATTCCATTCGATCTTAAAATGAAAAGAACGATGGACGGAGAAATAATTGTTTTAGACCATCCAGAAATAGACATCTCGGTTTTGCCAAAACAAATGAAAATTGTTGTATTTCCAAAAGAATATTTAGACACAGAGAGTTATGGTTATGCAGACGATCTTTTTAGATTTCTTCACAAAAAGCGAGTCATTAAAACAGAAACTATTAAAGCTGGCAGTGTTTATGGTTCTCTAGAAGCATCTATAAGAGAAACTGTGACAGACGACGCAGATCCCCTTCAGTTAACTATTTTAGCAATTGCCCAATATATAAAGAAAGAAAGAGAATTTTTTGACTACACGTCTGAAGTTAAAAAAGAAATGGAAAAAAGGCTTTTTGAGCCAAGCCCCCAAGAATCAACAGAATTAGGGGAAGTTCCACATGCCACAGCAAAAGGTTCAATAGTTCCCGGAATGGTTCGTAGGTATGGCCAAGGCTATTATTATATCTACGAAGGCAAAAAAAGAGGATAGAATGAACCTTTTATACTTTGTTCTGATCTCTTATGGTTTGACTCAAATTCTAGTCTACGGAAAAATCTTTCAAAAAATAAGACCTTCAAATTATTTTTTTCATTGCCCAATGTGCGTCGGCTTCTGGGTTGGTGCGTTTTTGTTTGGGATAAATCGTTTCACAGAACTATTTAGTTTTGAGTATACGATTGCTAATTTTTTGTGCTTAGGGTGTTTAAGCTCTGGTACATCATATATACTGTGTCAGCTTTTTGGTGACAATGGTTTAAAAATAGAGAGGAGCTAAAAATGTTTAGTAAGAAATGGATGTTACAGCCAGTTCGACGATGCAAATCAGGCTGCATGCTCGTGCCGCTAGCGGCGGCATTTTTATTCTAAGGAATGTTGAAGATGAATAAATATTTGATAAGAGAGTATTTTGAGCTTTGTCCTAATGGGCAATGTGAGGATCTACTCACGGAAACTGAAAAAAGAAAAATCAAACAGGAAGGCGCTGTTTATTTGACCGGAATTATTCAATCGGCCGATAACCTTAATGGCAACGGGAGAATTTATCCCAGAGCTACCTTGGCTCGCGAGATTGAAAGTTATAAAAGACTTTGTAAAGAAAGAAGATCGGTTGGAGAACTTGATCATCCAGATGATTCAGTTGTAAATTTAAAGAATGTATCACATGTTGTTTTGGATGTTTGGTGGAACAGTAATGATGTTATGGGAAAAATAGAGGTATTAAATACGCCTTCTGGTGAAATTTTAAAATCTTTAATTGGCAGCGGAATTAAATTGGGAATCTCTTCTCGGGGTTTGGGTTCTGTTCGAAAAGAATCAGGAAGAACAATGGTTGAGGATGATTTTCAATTGATTTGTTTTGACATTGTACAAGAGCCTTCTACGAAAAAGGCTTTTTTGAATTTAAGTGAAAGTAAAGTTCCAAACGTTTTTAACAAAAACGATAGAATTAATAGAGCTTTGAACGACATTCTTTTATAGGGTTTTAGAAAAATGAAGATAACAAAAAAAGAATTAGATAAAATTATAATGGAAGAAATTCAATTGTATGAAAAAAAAGCTCATCCGGGTATTGAAGGGTTTTTTAACGAACTTCGCGATCCTTCTTTTAGAAGGGGAGTAGAAGGCATGGAGCCAGAAGAAGTTACAAAAGTTTTGTCACATATTAAGAAGGTTGTTAAATTGGCCAGTGATGATGACGTCATGATTACTTCTGGTGCAATCGGAAACTTTTTTGATAGATTAAATACAGCGATGGAACAAATTTTGCAGGCTGAAAAAGCAAAAGATGATAAAGAAGAAAAACCCAAAGAAGAAAAACCTAAACCAAAAAAGAAAGAAAAACCCAAAGAAAAAGTCGAAGAAGAAATTGAAATTGAACTAGGATAAAAACAATGACAAAAAAAGATTTAAAAGAAGTGCTTAAGCCACTGATTAAAAACTGTATCAAAGAAGTACTGTTAGAAGAAGGGATTCTCTCGAACATCGTAACAGAAGTGGTAACAGGCATGCAAGGCGCAGAAAGAAT